AACTTCATCTTCAAAGGTTTCAAATTTATGTGCTGGGTGTTTCAATAGAAGAACATTAATATCCAACTTAGCAACATGCCCCTTTGCCATCAGTTCTTCTGTTCTGATGATTTTATATGACGGACCAAACAATCCTTCCAACACCCACTTGTGTGTCTGAGTTCCATCTAAAGTTCCAGTAAAACCGTAACGATATTTTGCATCACCAAGTTTTGACATTATAGATATTAATGACTTGCTTTTAAACTGGTGAGCCTCGTCCCCAACAACTACGTTAAATCGTTCAAAATATTTTCGGGGGAGTTTGTAGATCGATTGCCAGGTAGTAATGATAACTTGAGAGTCCGTCTCTCTTTCTCTACCAGCATATATCTTGTGGCAATATGAACCTACATCCCAACCATAGTCTGCAAAATCTTTATACATCTGTTCTACAAGGGAAGTCGTCGGAACAACTATCAGAGTATTTCGTCCGCGCTCAACGTGATATCTCACAATCGAATATATCATCAGAGACTTTCCAGAAGCAGTTGGGGATATCAACAACCTTCTATTATGCTTTAAGGCATCGTATACCCCTTCGATTTGGTAGTCTCTAGGAGCATACTTACAAATCGATTTCATGTAATCTGATACGCCTTCCTTGCAGATATCTGAGTTAGACTCAAAAGGAAGACCATAATACTTATTATCGCGAAACTCATATGTGTATCCATGAGTATCACAAAATCTTGTCACCTTATCCAACAACCCAACATATATCTCTCCAGTCTGGGTATTGAATAGACGTATTTTTCCATCCCAATACTTATTTCGGTATTGAGGCATAAACTTTGCACCAGGAACATCAAACGTGAACTGGTCTGCTAGTTCGTAGTAAACGTGCGGTTCTGCTTCTACTTTTAAATATACTTCATTCTTCTTTGAAATAATCAAATGAGACATAATCCATAAGATTCACCTATGAATATTTATTCCCCTACTTGATACTTATATTCTAAAATCATACGATAGAAAAAATCTTTACATGCTTCTGTGCGTTCTCGATCATACTCATCACCAAATTTACCATGTTCTTCATGGCACTTTAATGCTCTATAAATTTGATGACAATCCCTAATATCAAGTTCCATTTGAACGTATGGAACATCTTCCATTTCATTGAAATCGCTTTCGTATTCGTAATCGCTCATCACATCTCCCTAAATTTAAAATCTAAAATACATCTATAAAGATCATCTCTTAATTTTTGGAGATGTTCTTGTTCTTCAACAGGACGAGCAGGAGCACCTGGCCAAATTCTAATGGTCTCTTTAACAGAATGATATAGCAGATAAATGTCTTCTATCTTAAGACCAATCATATAATCTGGTTCAAAGTCTTCATCTAAGTTAAAGTCTTCTTCTTCCATTAGAATCCTGCTTGGAACTTTTGCCACTCAATAGCATTTTTGATCTGAAAAGTTCTATTTGCTATTGTTTTAATAATTTCTTCTAGAAACTTTAATTCAGTATCATAATATTTAATTTTCATATCAATAGTATTTAACTTCTCATCAGCATCCAGATATCTCTGGATAGCGTCCTTTTCTCTAACTTTATATGGAAATGGTTCAGTGACATAAACATCTGCGGGTGCTTTACCCGTATAAAAATTATGCCTCTCTAACCTTACACGATTATAACTTTCCCTTGCCTTCTCTCGCAGAAGGGTAATTGTATTGTATAGGGTATAGTATTTTGAGTGTAATTGTGGAATTTTTAAAGATTCATCATGTAGGTTGTCAGGATCAATAACAGAGTCTTTCTGCCACATCTCCTGAATTTTATCAAGGTTCATAAGGGATCGCCATCAGGATCTACTATATTGTAGATAGTATACTTGAAAGATACCTCTGCTGTAAAGTAGTTGACATCATTTTCGGTAGCATTAAACTGCAATGAAGTCAATGATACTGGAAACAAATCTTGAAATTTAACTCTTGCAATATCACGATAATTACTATTTAAAATGTGTAATGTTCCATCACAAAATTGCAATAAATCATCTCTTTGACTTGTGTCTGGATCTTTGGTTAAATCTGAAAACTGTTTGAAACTCTGTGGTATTCCTAAACCAGTCATCCAGTTATGTAAGATCATATAATTTTTAAGATCCTCATCAACCAAAAAGTTCATGGTAAAATCTTCATAAATCACTTCATCACCAGGAACATCAAGGATACGAAATGTAGTTCCCTGTAATGCAGTTCCTAATGCAATACTAGGAACGTTTGCCGAATTGGAGAAAAAATCTACTTTTTCTTTGGTTTTCAAAGTAAATTTAAACCCAATAGGAGACAAGAAGTTCCTATTGCGTAATTGAGAATCATAAAAATTTGCCATTATCAAGCATCAACAATTAGACTGTACCACTCATCACTCATACCACTGATGATTTTATCAGCACCGTCTTTATCTACGGCATAATTTTCTTCAATAAGATGCTCCACTACTTTTTCGTAGTGCTCATGAATTTGTTTCGCTTCTCTAGGAGTTGGTTTCATTTTTCGCTCTTAGGTATGTTCTATTTATTCTTTAACAACAGTAGCATTCTTAAAACCACCATTGGTTCCATCTGGGTTTGGAAGCATGGCATCTGCACTTGCTTTTGAAGTGTAGATCTTTCTTTCCGAATAATCATCAGACCACTGATCATTGGCAACATGATAAACTTCAACAGATGGCATCAACGCACTTGCTTTTTTAATGTGATAATTCGCCATTTTTTTCTGTTTTTAAATATTTAGACAAAAAAAGGGATCCCGAAGGATCCCCAGAAATATGTGAGAAGAAATCACATGAGGTTTTGAACCTGGACTCTTCTGTAGTAACGGTTGGAGTTAACCTTGAGGCGACCTGTGCCTGCGGTGGTTCCTTCAGCGAATGGGTTAGCAACCAGACCGTAGCGGGTCTTGAAGCCGATCTTAGGCTGGAAGGTGTTCTCGCCAACTGCACGTACCATCTGGAGAGGTACATATGGGCAGTAGAAGAGACCTGCGTCATAAGGTGAAGAACCCTTATAACCAACAACGTAGTACTGGTTAGCAGCAACGTTTGCAGAATAAGGATCGATGTATACGCGATACTTACCTTGGAGAACACCAGCGAAGGTGTTACCAGCATCGTCAACGTTAAGGTTAGCGTTGAGTGCAGGGGTGTAATCAAGTACACCTGCCATGGTTAGGGCGGAAGCAACGTCTGCGGAGCAGAGGATCATGTTGCCCTTTCCTCTACGAGTTCTTTGTGCGATTGCGTTGGCATCGCGCTCGATTTGGAAGATAAGACCCTTGAACTTCTCAACACTCCAGCGTCCGTTGGAGTCAACGTCGAGGTCGAACTTACCAGCGTTAGCAACGTTTGCTTGTGCGCCAGATTCTGCCGACTTATAGATGGTTCTGATAACTTCGCGGTTGATCTCAGCAAGAATCTCAGTGGAGAGAATGTTTGCGAGTTCTGCTTCAGCATTCAGACCGTGGATTGCGCGAAGATCCTGTGCAAGCTCAAGGCTGTATTCTGCCTTCAGTGCTCTGGACTTAGCGGTTACGGTGACCTTCTCGATCGAGAAAGCCATCTGGTTGAAGTGGTTGCTGCCTTCACCGAGTCCTTCAGCGTCCTCAGTATCCATACCCTGACCGACTCTATATGCGAGTTGGGTGGTGTTGGAATCTGGGCTGAGAAGACCTGGGTTGGTGCCTGATTGTGCAGTAGTACCGAAACCAACGGATGCTCCGTCAGAACCAGATACATAACCAGAACCGAGTTCCGATTGTGCTGCAGAAGAATCAGTACCAGAGAATGCGGTATCTACTTCATCGAAGAATGTCTCGTCTCCGGTCTGGCTGCGATACTTCGAACGCATTGCGAAGATGAGTCCAGTAGGACCGTTCATTGGTTGAACGCCTGCGAGGTCATATGCGACCAAGTTAGGCATTGAGCGTCTGATCAAGGAGATCAGAACTGGGTCGAAACCTGCGGTTGGTGAAGATGCACCAGCAGAGAAACCTGCGGTTGCGCCAGAAGAACCAGTGCCGTTTACAGGTGCTTCGGAAAGGAATGCTTGCTCTTCGCGTGCTTCTCTTTCTTGGTTTTCTAACAGGATAGCGGTAACAGCTCTCTTATGAGAATCCTGGATTGGATCCATTCCCTCATAATCAAGAACTGGTGCCCACTTCTCCTGCAGTTGTTCAGAATTGAACATTTGCATTTGAAATTACCTCTTTAGTTTAAAACGTTAGTTTGATTTACGTATGATCTAGAAATCACTTTTTAGAAACTCTGCTAAGAGTTTGAAGATATGCTTCCATGATGGAACCAGCTTCAGGTGCAGCGGTAGTAGTCTGCTCTTGAGTCGATTCTACAACCGTCTCAGCAGCATCTCTTTGAGCACTAGTTGCAGACTCTGAGAAATAAGAATTTCTTAGAGTAACTAGTTTCTCACGATAGGTCTCTTCACTATCAAACTCAACATTTTCTGCAAGAGAAGCGAGTTTTTCTTTCTGAGTGACTGCTAGTCCTTCAGCAACCTCTGCAAAAATAACATCTGCAGTGGACTCTGCTAACCTCTTATTAAGAGCAACGTTCTTATCGATTTGCTCGTTGAGTTTAGACTCCATTTCATCTAGTTTATCTACCATGCTCTCGATAACATCATATTTCTCTTCAGGGATTGATACATAATGATCTTCAAAAAGACTCTTCATTCCATTGAGGAATGATTCGGTCATCTCGGTCTTGAGACCGTGCTCGATTGCAAGTTGGTTCTCTTCCAACCATTCTTGAGCAACGTACTCAAGATAAGAATCAACACGCTCAGTAAGTTCGGTCTTAACAGCAGCAACTTCTTCAACGAGTTGTGCTTGATACTGAACTTGAATCTGCTCTTTTACTTCCTCAACCTTAGACTTGATTGCGGTTTC